TCCGATCTGAGTTGAGTCTGTTCTGCATGAACTTGAAAAACAGGTTTGCTCCCTTTAGCGATAGCATCCCGTCCGAAATCCCGTCTTGCAGGTATGCCGTAAATCCGCCCTGATTAAGCGACGATGTGGATGATCCGATGGTAGCCCCGTAAATTTGCGCAGAGCTGACAGAAAAAGTTGTTTCAGGTGGTTTGAAATCGGTTGATTTCGGTATGTCGGTGAAGACCGGTTCATAATACTGGGCAAAGACTCCCTTTGCCACACCTGACACCGGCGATGCCGCCGAATGAATAAGCGGTAATGCCGAAGCAAAAACGATCCCCGCGTTATTGATAACGCCGTTAACGACATTGAACCGCTTTTCTTCCCATGTCGGGTAATCGTAACGCTCACATTGAGAACCTATAACCTGCTTGATCTCGGCTGCCGTAATGACTTCGGAAGTTGCAGAGGAAAGCCAAACCTGAGCAATTTCGATTGAGGCAAGGGGAATGTATGGGGGGCCACCGGCCGCTCCGCGAATTGTGGAATGCGACGTGCCGTCCAGGCCCTTCACGACGGCAATCACTCCGGCGCTGCTGATGGTAATGGATGATTTGCCGTGACTCGTCGCCGGGCGATCAATCTCCACGTCCGCCGCCGCGCTGACCGGTGTAAGAATTCCTGCCAGATAACATGTGAGCGCTGCGACATCGACAACATCATCATCCGCGCTTGCAGCTATCCCGACAGCCCCGCCGGTTGCCAGGCCGTTCGGCATCACGTCCGGCTGATACCCTGCGCGATTGGACCATAGCGGATCCGCGCCTCGAAAATCCTTGTGGTCGCCCTGATCTGTCAGAGCTACAAAAGCCACGAGATCTTGCCCGCTTTCATACTGAATCTTTGCATTTTCTGCTGTTGACATGATTTAATTCCTCCTTAAGTTTTGCCTTTCGGCTCGTTCATTGCGTGCACGGATCTCCGATTGCCGTCCAGTAGGTTACAAGGAATGTCGCCGACGCGCCGACTGTGACGGAACCATCCTCCGGATACTCATCCGTGCCGCCACCCTGATAGATGATAGACTCGATATAATCCGGGGACCGGCTCCAGGAAGGAGAGGTGAAACAGCGGATCAGATCGCCGAGTATCCGCTCTGAAACAACAGACGGCTCATCAGATCCGAACTTTGCGATCCCCTCAATCCGCACCGGCATGTGGTGGCAGACACTGCCGTGTATGTTCTCCGCTTCTTCCGGCTGCGGCCAGACGATAGTGCATGGCAGGTCGTCCGGATCAACCTTCGGACGCGCACGAAACACGGTCTCACCGCAGTCCGTCGCATATAAGACAGGCAATACCGTGATCCGAATGATGGCGGCTCGTGTGACAATATTCTTGATGATCAGTTCCCGGATGGTGTCCATGGCGCTCCTTATAACTTCGACAGTTCATAATTGAGTTCATGCTCCATGTTTGTATGCAGGCGTGCTCCGGACTTTTTCAGCACTGCTGCCATGACCGGTTTATTCGAAAGGATGTCGCATACGCGAGAACTGAATAATTCATGAATCGGCAGCCGGTATTTTTTCGGCAGGTGGCCGTATTCGATGTTTTTTGTTTTTTTACTCACGAATTTAACGCCGGGTTTGGCTCCATAGAGGTTGCGTTCGAATATGCCTTTGTGCCCGCTTTTCATTGTGGCGATGAACGCCCTTTCCATGAGGAAGCGAGACCTATCGCGTTTGACCTGGAAGGATACTCCTTTTTTGGTCTGCCTGGCGGAGTATTCAATGAGTGGCAGGGGTTTCCCGGTGCTCTCGAATGAGGCGGAGAGGGTTGTCACCGTCGCGTTCTTGGTTTTGAATGTCCCATCGACCGCTTTTTTACCGGCCGTGATAATATTACGGATTTCTGTCGAAGCATCCGTCTTCACGCCGGTCAGGGTCTTATTGAGCGCCCTGACCATGACCTTTGGCGTGCCGTCCTTGACGCCCTGCAGCAGGGTATTCACACGATCCATGTCGGCCTGGTCGATCTTGATCGTGATCATGATGTCACCGCCGCTTTGACCGTCAGGCCGTCATTTTCGAGAATGCCCTGCACCGTATAGACGATTGAATTGACTGTGAAGGTTTCGTCCTGTTTCGGTTCCCTGCCCAGGACGGAAAGGAGTCCCTCGATCGTTGTTCCCCGCGCCCAGACCTGGGTGTTTACCCCCGCCGGCTGGAGCATGACATTAAAGTCAATGAACACCTTGCAGGAGATTGGATCTCCCGCGTCCGGAGTGAAGGTTGCATCCTCTCCGGCGCTCTCAAAGAATTTCGGGAGGCCTTCCGGGGCGGCGAATGCGGCGTAGAATCCCATCGTCAATCACGCTTTATTCGTAAAAAATCCAAGAACGAAAAGGCCGATGGCAGTAATCGAATTTAATACTTCCACCGGGATCGCCAGCCCGAATAACGGGAGGACAACTCCTAAAATCTGTGGCAAGGCCGCTATAGTGCCCGCCGCTGTCGTTAATTTGTCTTTGTTCATGCTTATTCGCCTCCTTTAAGCTTTATATTGCACGTGCGGCCTGTCGGCTTTTTTCCACCTTCCGCCCCATTCCAGGCCACACGCTTCCGCTATCATTCCAAACTCTTCCCAGTCAGGGATGTCGTTATCGTTGATGTCTGCTTTTACATCGCTTACATACCGGCCTTCCTTTTCGATGTAGTAGTCAACGGCAAGGCCGCTTGAATGTTCCGAAACCGCTCGCCACGTCACGGGTCTTTTGTTTTCTTCTTCCGTGATGGGAGCAAGACCCAGCGATTTATAAGCGGCATTGACCTCGGCAAGGTGATACCTGCCGCGCTTCCAGAGGGCGTTCTGCTCTGCCTGTGTTCTGACGGTGCAGCATCGTTTGAACCATGTCAGCCCGCGTTCTTTCAGCACACCTTCAAAATGTCTGATAACCGGCTGAACTTCCGGTCTAAGGTCTTCAATCTTGCGACTTGGCATCCCTTTTCTCCTGTTCCTCTTCAACATTCCGTAAATCGAATGCGTCCACGATCAACTGCCTCCGTATTTCATGCCGACCGCGCCGAGAATGCCGCCGATGACGCCGCCGATGAAAGAAAGCCCTTTGTCAATAAGGGATTTCGGTTTGTTCTCAAGCGCGCCCAATCGTTGATTCATCTGTACATAGCAATCATCCATCTTGAGGATCCGCCTGTTCATAGAAAAAAGGGTGTTATAGATCAACCAGTCGCGCTGCTCGGGAGTTTGCTTTTCCCAGTCTTTTTCGGTGATAACGATATAGGGCTGACCGTTCTCCAATTTTCGACCTCCGTTATTCCCCGTAAATGATCGCTCCGGTTTCATCACGCAGGAGATGCGCTTCCTCGTCCAGGATGGTTCGGCCCCGGCTTCCTTTCACGAACAAAGGCCGGTCTAAGCTTTCGTCACCTTCACCAACAGGGCCGGGCGGTAGCAGATCGGCAGGGGATTGCTCTGGATATGCAGGTCAACCCGGCGCCCGAACTTGCCCATTTCCTGCTTTGCATACAGGGGGATGCCAAGCGTGTTTACCGTTTCGATGAAATCGCCGGGGGCATAAATCGTATTGAACGACTGAGACGTGCCTTCGGGAAAACAGTGACCCTCGTTCTGTGCGATGAACTTCCGGGAAGCGCCCTCGCCGTCGGTTGACGTACCCCGATACTCTTCGAAAGTAATCCCGCCGAAAGAGAAACCCTTGCGGGGATCGGCGCCCTGAATCAGAGACAAAGCCGCCGCATGGTTTTTGTAGTACGTTTCCACTTCAGGGTGGCCGATCAGCGCATCAAAGAAATCAGCATCGCAGAGACACCTGACACCGCTGCAAATTTCGCCTTGAAGGTTGTCCTCGATATGGCGGACAACTGCGCGACACTTCTCTGTGACCTTCGTTGTAGATGTACCCAGCACGAAGGCGACAGTTTTTGCTAAAATCCCGAATTCCGTATAGAGATTGTAAAGCGTCGAGGCGTCGGCATCGAGAATGATCCCTTTAAGAGCGCCAATCCGCAAATGTTCGAGAGTGATATCGAACTTATTGCGGGCCGTTTGCAGGTGGTCGTTCATGATCGTGGTCAATGTTGCCAGTTCCGTTTCGGACCCGAACGCACGAATGCCCTCATATTCGCTGGGCAAAATCTGATCATCCAGGGGAATATGCGGGATCGTGAACGAGCGAACCTTCCGTTTTCCGAGTTTGTTTTGCGTTCCGGGGGCTCCGACGGGAAGAGTCGGCAGCAGGTTCAGAACGCCGTTCTGTTCCTCGACAATGATGGTTCGTGAACGGACACCCTTGTCGGGGAAAAGCCCAAGCTGCCCCACCCGTCCGTATTTGTTCGGAAGGATATTGACCGCCTGTGTAAGAGACACCATGTTAAAGGCGTCTTGTTCAAAAGGGTTGAGTATCATTTTCTGTTCCTCCTTGTCATTGATGGGGCAGCCGCCCCTGTAATCGGTTAGGCCTCCATCCTCGCCACGATCGCTTTATTAGCGAGCTGAGCCAATGCAGCGGCCTTCTGCGCGTCGGTCACGGCGGGAGAAGTCACCGGCCATACAAGATTATCACTGACAATCACTGCATCCCGAACGATGGCAACCGCGGCCGTATCCGCCAGGCTTGCGTCGCAAGCGGCAATAAGGAAACCATAGGCGTCCTGAGTCCCATTGACCGCTCTGAAGTTGATTGCCCTGACCTTGCCTGTCCCTGCGGCGACTTCGATGGTGAATGTATCACCGGCAATGAAATCCGGGCTCCCGTTGTTAATCGTGAAATTGAGGCCTTCA